ATGGGTCTTGATACGGCAGAGGTGTTACGCATTGAGGAGCAACACGTAATCGACGAGGCGAGAGCAAACGGCCTGCCTGCCAACGTTCAAATGATTGCGCAACTATGAAGACACACCCAGACCCAGAGTGCGTCAGTGAGTGTTGCGGAGGCAACCAGCATGGAGATAGTGACATCTGCCCCATCTGCTATGAACACGCTGAATTTATAGAGGAGCCTACATACTGGCTGAACAGACCAGAACCAGCACAGTACAGCTACGCACCTAGTCAAAAGCAATTGCGCAAGTGGATCGCGAGGGTCTGCTTCGGGCGGATCTAAATCGTTGTAAATTACAGGCGAATAACAATGGCATACGAAGACATCACAATAGAGATTGAGAACAGCGACCGCATGGAGTGGGAGCGTCGTTTAGAGGAGTTCTACATGAGTCACTACATCGAGAGTATCTGGCGCATGGACGACTACAAGACGGTCATCGAGTTTGACACAAACCAGAAGGACGCGCTGTTGGAGACCCTGCAAGTGATTGGTGACAAGTACGTCATGTGGTATGAAGTAGACGAGGCATGACTACATGGAAGGATTTAGGATGGGAGTTGGTTGCACGGGAAAGCCGATGGTATCAGTACGAGACACCGAAAGGGACGAGAGTTACCGTTGAAGACACGGGCGGATATGGATGGACGTGGTGGGCCAGTTTCGCGGAATCGGGACACGATCATTCAAATGATGGATGGTCGCGAAAGCGGGATGCCATGGAGGACGTTATGATGTATGTTGAAGACGTTGAACTCGAACTTTACGGATAATGCCATTCACCAAAGGACAAAGCGGTAACCCTATGGGGCGACCCAAGGGAGCAAAGGACAAGGTGACTCAGGAGGCGCGGTCACTGTTTGTCTCGATCATGGAAGGTGAGGTCCAGCACATCGAGGATGCACTAGATGGACTGCGCACAGAAAGCAGTGAGAAATACCTCAAAGCACTAGCGGCTCTGTTCCCTTACTTCATGCCAAAGCAGGTAGAGACAGAGGTAACCATCAATGAGGCACCGACTACTCCTAGCTGGTTTGGTGAGGTGCTGGAGCGGGAGGGCGAGTCAGACCCAAACCCGCTCACGGAGTGACCTTAACCCATCCAGCGTCCAGTCAGTCGAAACTGTTCGGTCAGCCTGTAGGCATCTTCAATGGTGGTTGGTACGGCAGGGCAAGTAGTGATGTGTTCCCAGTTGTACCCGTACATCTCATGCAGTTTGGACAGGTCTATCTTAAATCCCTTGCGGGTCAGCAGTTTGTGTTCTCTCATGTCCGCAAAGTACATGGCACTCTCGCACTCTATTTGCGAACATGAAACAGCCCAAGACATACTACGAAGCAAAGCAGTGCCAGACCCGATTGTTTGTTGCTCAGGGGGGAACACGTTCGGGCAAAACGTGGAGCCTGCTTACCGTGCTCTCGGAGTGGTGCTACTTGAACAGGAACGCAGGGTACACGATCGACGTAGTTCGGGCCTCGTTCCCTTCCTTGCGGGCATCGGTGTACAGGGATTTTGTGTCTATCCTCCAGCGCGAACACTGGTACGATGAGCGCAACCACAACAAGACGGAGCACACGTACAACCTGTTCGGCAACACATGGCGGTTCTACAGTGCCGAGGCAGGCGGGGAAAAATTGAGGGGCGCGGCTCGCGATTTTCTTTTTCTGAACGAGGCGAACGAGTTGTCACTGGAGGTGTTCCGACAGCTATCGTTTCGGACCCGTCATCGGATCTTCATTGACTTCAACCCGTCTATGTCATTTCACTGGTTGTACGACGAAATCATACCGCGCGATGATTGCACGTTTACTCAGTCTACCTACCTCGACAACCCGTATCTAAACAAGGAGACCATCAATGAAATTGAGCGGCTCAAAGAAACGGATCCAGAGTATTGGCGGGTATACGGTTTGGGTGAGCGGGGTCAGTCAAGAGCCACGATCTTCCACACGCACATATACGAGCAGTTGCCAGACGGGGCAAAGTTCGTAGCGTATGGTCTGGACTGGGGTTACAGCAGTGACCCAACAGCACTGGTTAAGGTGTACAGGAAGGGTGATGAACTGTATATCGAAGAGTTGATGTACACGGGCGGGCTAACCAATACGGACATAATCGACCGCCTGAAGCATTTTAAGGTGGGTAGAAGGGAAGAAATAGTGGCGGACAGTGCCGAGCCTAAGAGCATAGAAGAAATACGAAGGGCGGGGTATCTAATCAAGCCGAGCAAAAAAGGGCCAGACAGCATACGCATGGGTATTGATTTGATGCGTCGGCACAAGCTGTACATCAAGGCGGACAGCGTGAACAGTCAGAAGGAGTTCCAGAACTACAAGTGGAAGACCGACAATAACAACCGCACACTACCTGTACCAGAGGACGCATGGAACCACGCGGTGGACGCAGTGCGTTACGTGTGCCTAAACAAGCTGATGCGCCGTACGGGTTCATACATACTGCAATGAAACTAAAACTACCAGAGACGTACGCGGAGGTGACGGTGAGTCAATACCGCAAGATGTGGTCGGCAATCAATGACCACCACGACAGCACGACAACAGCACGACGGGTGGTTGAGGTACTGGCAGGGCTGGAGTCTGGCAGATTGAACACAGCCGACTACGCGGATCTAGAGACGGCGACCAACGCCCTGCGCTGGCTGTTGGACGAACCCGACCCGTTCACCCTCAAGTTGCCACTACAGCAACGGATCCACATCGAGGGCTTGGAGTACGGTTTCATACCGGACTGGACTAAGCTGACGGTCGGCGAGTATGCGGACCTAGAAACCTTCTGCCACAAAGGATTGGTGGAGCATCTAGACAAAGCGATGTCGGTGATGTACAGACCCATAACCAAACACGGATTGGATATGTACGAGATAGAGACATACGAACCGAGCCGCGAGAGGGTCGAGGCAATGGGCCAGTGTACGATGGATGTGTGCGTGTCAGCGATGGTTTTTTTTTGCGGCATTCAAAAGGAATTAGCTACCACTATGCGACACTCTTCGGGGGTAGTTCGCCTGACGGGAATCAAGCGGCTGATCGCGTACATGAGAAATGGGGCTGGTACGGAATGATGTACCAACTAGCTGATGGCGACCTACTGAAAATGCCACAGGTAGAAAAGATATATATAGAGGAAGCACTAACGTTCATGGCCTACCAAAAGGACTTGAACATGGTAGATAAAGTGAAGACCTGATGTACACGATAGTTGACATAAACAATGCGTTCGAGGCCATCGTGGAGGCACACGAACAGTTGCGTTCGTTTCATACAAGCGGGCTTGATACACTGGACGTGGACAAGCTAGACGTAAACAAGTACCCACTACTGTATGCCCAGTGCACCGACGCGGATCTAGACAGCGGCTTCACGACGTTCTCTTACGAACTGATTGTAGCTGATTTGGTCATTGAGAAGCAGGAAGACCAGTTGACCGAGATATACAGCGAGACGTTTCTAATCATGCAGGACGTTATATCGCAGTTCTACTTTGCGGTCAACTCAAGCAGTACGGTAGACGGGTCATGGGACATTGACCTACCGCTGGTGTGTCAACCATTTACGGCGCGGTTCAATACGTTCCTTACTGGTTGGTCTGCTTCGATCGACATCAAGTTGCCTAACCCATTGAACCTGTGCGATGCCCCGTATTGAAGCACTGACACTCAAGATTAAGCTGGAGGGCGAAGAGAAGAAGGTCGTGTTTAATCGGCTCAAATCCGCATTGGAGGGTATGGCAAAGTATGTCATCCGAGAAGCGCGGGTGATACTGGAGCAACAGGACAAGGTGGTGACTGGCAACCTGCGCGATTCGCTTCGGTACAACATCAATACAGGTGCAGATGAGACGAGCATCGCGTTTGACGCTGGCGCACCGTACTGGGATTTCGTCAACCAAGGAATCAAAGGTGCCCGTGACAGCAGTAAGGCACCAGACAGTGACTATCAATTCGGTACTGGCAACTTTGTAGGTCAAGGCACCTTGAAGGGGGGCATCAATAAGTGGGTAATCCAGAAGCCAATCGAGGGTGTCAGGGACGCAAAGACAGGACGCTTTTTGCCGCGCAAGCAGATGGTGCGAATGATTAGCAACAAGATCTGGAACTACGGCATAGCCCCCAGTAAATACTACACGCTGGCTCTGGACAATGGATGGAAGAGATACAAGAAGCGCATGGCAGTTGCAATCGGCTTGGACGTGAGCGACTTTATGGAGGAGAACTACGACGGGGACATAGACATAACCATTGAAATCTGATGGCATACACAGTTACACAAAGCACTACGGGGGTACAGGGTACCGCAGACGATTTGGTCTATGTAGTTGTAGACACAACCAACGTCAGCGAACCTAAGTACAGGTACGTCTGCCGTATACAGGTAGGCGGGCAAACCTTGATCCGCCTAAAGCAGTTGCCGAATAACAGCAACGCCGCAGTGTTCAACATCTATGACATCGCGCGGACCGTCGCCTACCAAGATGCCAACCCGTACAGTTTAGGGTTGACTAACTTGGATGGACAACTGGACACGACGCAGATATTCAGCATCAATACCAACGCACTAAAAGAAATCAGTTTGACGTTCGGGTATGAGTACGCAGTGAACGACCAGAGTGCGCCACAGGAAACCTTGTTGCCAGCTACGAATCAGGAGGTCACCGTAGTCAATGGGTATTTCAGTAGTGCGGACACCAGCCTGCCGCTACCGACTACGGCATCGGATCCGTACAAAATGATTAACAACCGTGCGCTGTTCCTGTCGGACGCTACCTACGGAGGCATCAAGACCTACCCTGTAGCCTATGATGGATCCGCACAGTCACGAGCGGCACTGGCATTTCTTAATGGCAATGACGTGGGTAGCACTGGATCCAGTTACTTGCAC